ATTCCAAGCAGGTTTTAATAAAGGAGATAATGGTTCTGGCGAAGGAACAGCAGTAGGTTATCAAGCTTTGTATACTCATAACACTACTAATTCTGGAGGAGTTAATAGTACAGCAGTTGGGTACAAATCATTATTTGCTGAAACTTCAGGTAATCAAAATACTGCTGTTGGTGCAAACTCTCTTGATGCTTTAACAACTGGTGAAAGTTGCACAGCAGTTGGCACAAATGCTTTAAGTGCTAACACTACAGCTTCTGATAACACGGCAGTTGGTAAAGATGCTTTATTGGTATTAACCACAGGCACACAAAACACAGCAGTTGGTAAAAGTGCAGCAGATGCAGTTACTACAGGTAACTACAACACGGCTATGGGTACAAATGCTCTAGGAGGAACTACAACTGGAGATCAAAATGCTGCATTTGGTCAAGGTGCTTTGAATGCTAATACTACAGCAGACTTTAACACAGGAATAGGAGATAGTGCTTTAACAGCTAACACTACTGGATATGGTAATACAGCTTTAGGAACAGCAGCAGGTGAAACAATAACAACAGGTGCAGGTAATGTATTTGTTGGCAATAACTCTGGTGGAGGTTCTTCTGGTGTTACCACAGGTATTGGAAATACTTTTGTAGGTTATCAAAATGAGTCTTTTGGTAATAACTCTAATTATCAAATTGTTTTAGGATTTGATGTTAAGAGTGTGGGTGATGCTACTACTTTGACTTTTGGTAGAGGAACTGGAAATAATAGAGTACACAATAACTTTGATTCTAATGCTTCTTTCACTAGGGTATCTGATGTTAGATATAAAGAAGAAATACAAAATAATACAGATTGTGGTTTAGCTTTTATTAACGATTTAAGACCAGTAACCTTTAAATGGAAAGCAAAAGCTGATATTGATTCTTCACTACCAGACTATGATGCAAATGCTACTGAGCGTACACATGATGCAAAATTGTATGGGTTGATAGCACAAGAAGTTAAAGAGTCTTTAGACAAACATAACATAACTGATTTTGGTGGATGGTTTCAAGGTGAACAAGATGGAATACAAGGTGTTTCGCAAGAAATGTTTGTGCATCCATTAATAAAAGCAGTACAAGAACTTTCAGCGAAAGTTGACGATTTAGAAAGTAAATTAAACGGAGAATAGTATGGCAGTAACACAAACAGTAGCACAATGTTTAACAGCAGGAGTAGATAGTGCAACACTTATTACTGATATAAATACAAATGGTGCAAATTCTACTTATATTATGCCTGATTTAACACAAGCAGAGATAAATGAAGTAGTACAACGTAATGTTGACCACTTAGAAACTATATTAGCTTATCAACCTGTTGATTCAGATGACCCTACACCTAACGTAGTGGGTTCATCTTCAAGTAAGAAAACTACTTGTAGTGATGCTGTTACTACAGGTAAAGCGTATATCGCAGCGAATTCATAAAAAAGGAGAAAATAAATGTTATATCTTAATATTTTTGCTTGGGTTACAGCCATAATAGCAATAGCTTCATTAGTTGCTGCTATCACACCCACCCCAAAAGGGGATAAGTTTTTGGCTAAACTATATAAAGTCATAGACTTTTTAGCTCTTAACATTGGTAAAGCCAAGGATAGATCATGAGTTGGTGGAGTAAAGTAGTTGGTTTTTGGACTAATACTGAGGAAGTAAAAGTTCGTGCCAGAGACGAAGACGGTAAATTCGTAGGCGATGATGAGTCTACTCCAAATGTTAATGAAGCTTACACAACTAAACGGGTAAAGAAAAAGTCTAAGAAGTAATGGCTACTGCTAAAGAAGCGTTACTCAAAGTAGAGGCCCATGAAAGAGAGTGTGCAATTCGTTATGAAAATATAGAAAAACGATTGGACGAAGGCTCTGCTAAATTTAGAAGATTAGAGTATATCATGTGGGGCCTTTACGGTTTAACAGCTGCTTCTTTAGGCATAGATAAGTTAATATAAATGCGAAATGGCACTAGAAAAATTTATACTTCGACCAGGAATCAATCGAGAAGGAACCGACTATTCTAATGACGGAGGATGGTTTGACGCTAATCTTGTAAGATTTCGTAAAGGGCTACCAGAAAAAATTGGAGGCTGGGCTAAAGCTACTACGAATACTTTTTTAGGAACCGCCAGGGCTTTACACGCTTGGGTAGATTTAGCTTTTACTAAATTTTTAGGGGTCGGGACTACTTTTAAATACTACATAAGAGAAGGACAAAACTTTTATGATATAACACCATTACGTGTTACCACTGCTGCAGGTGATGTTACTTTTTCTGCATCGAATGGTGACGCGACAATTACTGTCACTGATACTGCTCATGGAGCAGTACAAAATGATTTTGTTACTTTTAGCGGTGCCTCTAGTTTAGGTGGCAATATAACTGCTGCAGTTTTAAATCAAGAATATCAAATTGCAACAGTAGTAGACGCTAACTCTTTTACAATAGAAGCAAAAGACACATCAGGAGCTACCGTTACAGCAAACTCCAGCGATAGCGGTAATGGTGGTGGCTCTGTAGTTGGAGCATATCAAATAAACGTAGGCTTAGATGTCTATGTGCAATCTACTGGTTGGGGAGCAGGTCTTTGGGGAGCAGGCACTTGGGGATCTTCTACGGCAATTACAGCTGCTAACCAATTAAGATTATGGTCACACGATAATTTTGGAGAGGATCTATTAATAAACCCTAGAGCAGGAGGTATATTTTATTACGACACCAGTGCTGGAACTTTAGGCACAACAAGAGCAACAGCATTAAGTGATTTAGCAGGAGCAAACTTACCACCTACTAAAGCCTTACAAGTATTAGTTAGTGACATAGACAGACACGTTATTTGTTTTGGAGCTGATCCAATATCAGGTAGCTCGCGCACAGGCACGTTAGACCCAATGTTAATAGCTTTTAGTGACCAAGAAAATGTAGCAGAGTGGGAGCCGTTATCTACAAATACAGCAGGATCTTTTAGATTGTCTGCAGGATCATCGATTGTAGGAGCTATTAGAGCCAGACAAGAAACTTTAGTTTGGACAGATACTTCTCTTTATTCTATGACTTTTATAGGCCAACCTTTTACTTTTGGTATTAACTTAGTTAATGAAGGCGTTGGTTTGATTTCTCCCAACGCAGCTATAAATTCTCCTAAAGGTATTTTTTGGATGGATAAAAAAGGTTTTTATAACTATAACGGACAAGTACAAGACGTTCCTTGTAGTGTACAAAACTATGTGTTCAGCGATTTTAATGAAGCACAATCTTTCCAAACGTTTGGATTTTTAAATAAAGAGTTTGATGAAGTAGGATGGTTTTACTGTTCTGGTAGCACAACTACTATAGATAGATACATTATCTACAACTATGAAGAAGGAGTCTGGAGCATAGGACAACTTAATAGAAGCGCATGGATAGATGAAGGCATATTTAATAATCCAATGGCTACTTCATCAGGATATTTGTATAACCACGAAACAGGTAACGATGATGATGGTTCTCCAATGGACAATGTGTTTATAGAGTCTAGTGACTTTGCGTTAGGTAACGGAGATCAATTTCAATCAATAAACAGGATTATACCTGACGTGAAATTTACAGGAGACGGTGGCACAGGTCAGACAATAAATTTTGTTTTAAAACAAAGAGATTTTCCAGGAGACAGTCTTGTTACTGAAACTACAAACACTTGCACATCTTCTACAACTAAAATAGATACAAGACTTAGAGCAAGACAGGCCGTGCTTAGAATAGAATCAGACGATGATAATTCTGTAGAAGTTAGACTAGGAGTAGGGTTTAGGGTAGGTGCTACACGCATGGATCTAAAACCAAATGGCAGAAGATAATGGCTAAACTGTTAGAAACAAAATTACCAGTAGCCATAGGAGACATATCTCCTGAAACTTTCAACAGGCTTGTAAGAGTTCTGGAGCTGTCTTTAAATAAAGTAGACATCGATTCTACTTTGTCTGTAAATGAAACTCAGCGTAACGAAAATAAGTTTCAACAAGGCGATATTATATGGAACTTAACTGCACAAGAACTGCAACTATGGAATGGTGAACAATGGATAAGTTTATACGAGCGAAGAGAATTTGGCGTAGAAGCTGTAGCTTCTTTGGGCAAAGTTACGGTATCTACGAACGGAGCAACCTCAATACAAATATAATGGACAGAGAACAATTATTAAAAGAACTTATGTTAGACGAAGGTGTTATTCATGAGATTTATAGAGACCATCTTGGATACCCTACTTTTGGTGTAGGTCATTTAATAACAGAAAAGGATAAAGAATGGGGCCTCAAGATGGGCACGCCTATATCAAAAGAAAGAGTTAAAGAATGTTTGGAGCAAGACGTAGATATAGTTTGTTCAGAGTTGGACAAGAATATGGAGTGGTGGCGAAATCTAAGTGATGCAAGACAACGTGTAATGGCTAACATGTGTTTTAATTTAGGCTACCCTAGACTCAGTAAATTTAAAAACTACCTTGCAGCTGTGCAAGAAGAAGATTGGGAAAAAGCAGCTGATGAAATGATGGATAGTAAGTGGG